GGTGTCTCGGCAGGCGCAGGAGCCGGTTTGTCAGCGGGCTTGGGCGCGGGCGTGGACGGCGCGGCTCCGGCGTCGGCGGGCGTAGAATCACCGCCCATGAACTTGTCGAAGGTGACCTTGACCTCATCGTAGGCCGGCACCTTGATTTCGTCGTCGAGGTTGTGGCGACCGGCGAGGATTTTGTCGATGGCCTCTTGGGTCGGACCGAGCGGGATGGCCACCATGTTGGGGGTGACCGTGTAACGCGTGTCGTTCTGACCGGTGCCGGTGCGCTGAACAGTGAAGTAGTAGCTGTTCTTCGGGTCGAACATATCCACCGCCTCGGCGTTCTTGGCCCACGTGTTGAAGATTTCCTCGAACACGGTCTTGGGGCAGTTGAACAGGCGAATCGTGGACTCGCCCTTGACGACGACGTTGAAGACGAAGCGAATGCTCACATAGAGCGAATCCGCCATCTCCTCCAGCTGAGCGATTTCGGTTTCGAGCGCCTTGATGTCGCCCTCGCTCATGGTCTTGCGACCGGCGTCGAGGTCACGCTTCTTGGCGGACACCTCGTCCTTGATTTGCTTGGTCATCTCGCAAATCGGGCAATCCCGGTCTGCGGTGATGCGGGGGCAGGTCACGCGGACCTGATTCTTGCCTTCGCCGAGGTAGTGAATGCCCTGTTTCACATACCACAGACCATCGATGCCGAACTCGCCATTGATGACGTGGATGTCGATGGGCTTGCCGGGTTCAAGCGTGAGCCATTTGACTCCGCTGCTTCCGATTCGTGTTTGAGCCGCAGCGATTTTCTTGCGGACTGCTTCAGGTAGTGCCATAACGGTAACGATTTAGTGTAACGGTTTATTGTGAACGACGCCTCGCCCAAATGGGTCCGGCAACGATTAGAATTTCAGGCCACTTACCACGTCAGAAAATACAAGTCCATGTCGGCAAAGTTGGAGCCGAAGGCCTGCTTCACACGCTCCTCGTTCACCACAACCTTCAGGTCAGGATAACGTTCCTGAACCTGTTGAGGATTGTAGCGCACGAAGCGGTAGTTTGGCATGGGCTTCCAGTCCAACTTGTCCGTGTAGAGTAGGTAGCCCACCCCACGGGTCTTGGTGCTCTGGCGCAGTTTGTTAACCTGAAAGTCGAGGAGTTCCCAGTGGTTCTGCCCTTGGTAATAGCAGAACGGACCGGCGCAGAAGGAGTAGTCGAACTGACCTTCCGGATACTTGTCGATGAAGGAGCCGCAAATCCAGTCTTGGTCGGGCCACTGCTTCTTGGCCTCCTCGATGGCTTTGGCGGAGAGGTCGAAGCCGGTCACCAACAGCTTGTTGATGTCGTAGCCGAGCTTGACGAGGTTCTCACAGAAGTGGCCGACGCCACAGCCCGCGTCGAGGATGGACACCTCCTTGTCCACGGGAATGCCGAGAATGTCAATGCACTCCTTGTGCAGAGTGACCATGGAGGACTTTTTCCACAGGTCAACCGGACGCTTGGGGTCCTTGGCAATAAATTCGTCGATTTTAGCACCAATCTTTTGTTGGGTGCTCAGGTCAATCGCAGGCTGATTCATCGAACGAGTAGAACCTCAACCGACCAACGGCTTCGTGCGTGCTTTACGAGCTGCTTCGATACTCGTCACAGCTTCGTGTTTATTCTCCGGAGCCACTGGCGCGCTCTCCATGAGGCGAGGGGCCGTGTTGGTGAACGTCCCAGTGCGGGAGCCACGGACTTCCTTGAGCCAAACCCCGTATTCCTCCTCAGACATCTTGTAGATGTCCGGGTAGTAGCCCTCGGTGACGTTGATGATACGACCGATTGCACTCCAAACCTTGGGGTGCTTCGAGAGGGTAGTGCGGAGCGCCTTGCCATGCTCATCCAGCCGTTTGCGGGCTTCCATGAGCGTCTTCGGCGTGTATTTCTTCGCCTCGGTGAGAGTGCGGTTGTAACGCTTGATGGCGCGATTCTGGTTGAAGTAGGCCTCGAAGTGCTTCTTGCGACGCTTGCGGCACTCGGCAAGGTAACGCTGCATCTTGCGCGGGTCATCCTTGGACTCCTGCGGCGTCGGAGGCTCAGGGAGTTCGATGGGAGATTCGTCACCACCTCCGAAGTCATCGCCGCCACCGCCGCCACCGATGCTGTCGAGGTCGGGACCAGCCGGAATCGGCTCGTATTCATTCTCACCGCTCTTCATCGAGTTACCGATGGCGATGATGTCAACCAGCTCAGCCGGGAGCGGCATGAAGCGAGTGAAAATCATGCGGAGCCACTCATCCTTCGGCGCGTCGATGTTGTTGCCGAGAGCGATGAGCTTATCAGCGAGGTCAGCCTGAGCACTCGTAAGTTCCATCTGGCTCTCAGATTCGAGCGCCGAGATGTTGCTCATCTTGACCTTGAAGGGAACGAATGGGTCCTTGTTCTGGAGTGCGAGGTGGATACGGCACGTCTTGTCGTAGGACTGCATCACAGGGTTGCGCACTGCCTTGATGGACCGCAGGAACTTCAAGTCCTGAATGGCCAGTGGGGACTTCGCATTGAGTGACGACCCGCCCTCCGGCTCGACGCCGAGGAACTCAGCAGGGACGTTGAGGGCACCAGCCAACAGGCGCAGCTGATACTTGACGTCCGTGATGTCCGGCACCTCGTTGTCACCGGCGAGCTTCTGAAAGTCAGTGGTGGAGTCCTTGCGCTTCGGGATGATAATGAGGTCATCCAGTGCCCACGGGTTGTAACGATGGTCGTAGGTGTTGGTCTTGGCGTCGATGCGACGGTTGGAACGGAGGTAGTTGTTCCAGTCGTTGACGATGGTGCCCACGTCCGTCGGCGGGTTCTCACCAACGTCCACCATAAACACGTAGCGCGACGGCTGCATGTTCAATCGGTAGGTGACCATCTGGTCCTCAGCCATGCGCAGCTTCTTGTATACCTGTGAGGCGGGGCGGAGCAGTGAGGAACCATACTCGGAGGAGCGGTCTTCACCCATGATACGCATGTGGATGAAATCCCACGGTTTCCACAGCTTCTTTTGCTCACCGGCCTTACCCCACAAGGCACACTGCTCGTCTGGCGGGTCCTCCTGCTTGTAGCAGAAACCGATAAGGCGGCGGTTCTCATCCACGATGCGCTCGATTTGGTCGAGGTCAACTTTGCGCCATCCGTGGACACCCTTGGGGCCGATGAGGAGCTTCTCGAAGTTGTTGCCGTAGCTGATGAGCCACCAGAACTGGGAGCGAATCACGTCCTCCATCTCAAGGTTGACGTTGATAAGGTGATTCAGCTCAGATTCGGTGTCGGTGTCGGCTCCCTCGACCCAGAGCGTGCCGGGGCAGGAGTGCTCAGTCTGAATGCACTCATCCGTGATGAGGCGAATGGCGGCTGCGATTGGGGAGTAGGACACCATGTCCTTCCAATCTGACATCTGACTGTTGAAGTCCTTGCCATCCTGCAACTGCTTGGAATACCAGTCCTGAGCTCCGCCGTTCGGACCGCCCATGCCTCCCATGCCGGGAATGAGCCCGCCCTTGTTCTTCTTCAGCGAAGCCGAGTTATAGGGTGTAGATGCGCCGAAGCCAAACAGCGTCAGCAGCTTACCAACGCGGGAGAAGTTCCGACGGTTGTTTGCGGGTTGTTGGTTGTCTGTTGGCATCTGCGTTATAGATACGTCATCTGACACTCATGAACCCGCTCTTCATCCACGGCCTTGGCGAACATGTCGAAAGACTGAACGAAGCCATAGTTGATGACGCACTTCATGAATTAGAACTGTTTGTAAGTGACTACGGACCACGAATTGTCGCAGCGACTGAGGCCGACATCGCGTTCGCCTTGGATAAATACGCGGCAGCACTGGAATTGGAGAAGCAGCGTCCGCTTACTCCCGAGACTCTGGAGCGAATCGCAGGCTTGGAGAAGGCTGTGAAGCTCATGGAGAAGTTCCCCGGAACAATGCACATCGGCTTGGATGGGCTCACCGTCAAGATTTCTTACGATGACGAGGTGCTAGCGAATTCACTGAACTTTGGCACCCGAGAGGTCCCGAAGCTGGAGCCCAGCATGCGAGCCGTATCTCTACTCATCCGCGAGGCAGCCAAACAAGGCATCAAGCTCGAAAGAGAACACTTTGTTTACTGACCGTATCTATAACCGCTCAACAATCTTATCACCATGGCTACCAAGTTCCTCAAAGAATCCATCCTCACGCAGGCTGTCGGTCGCAAGGAAATCACCGTCGAGACGGCTACCAAGCTGCTCGGTGAGTCCGAGAATGCCGGCTACAAGTTCAACAAGGGCGAGAAGCTCTATGTTGCTCACGGTCAGCACGCCGGCAATTACGGCACGTTCGTTGAGGACCTCAACGGCGGCTACCTCAAAATCGACTGCGGCGGCGCGGGCAAGGTCTGGACGGTCCCCGCCATCTTCGTCACGAAGTCGCAGGCCAAAGCCTAACGTCGTGTGGCTGGCACCACTGAGATTGCGCAGTATTCCATCTTCGGGGCATACGACCTCGCGGTAGCAAAGTGGTGCCGAGCTGTTACAGAGCAGGTTGTTGAGCACTCCCTGCCGATTGTGTTTGCCTCGCCTCAGCGCGCGTTCGCTGAGGCCAAGAAGGTTGTTGAGCGTAACACCACTCCCGGCAAGGGTCCGACGAGTGGTGACAATCGCATGGCGAAGGTCCCGCTCCCACTGATTTCCATCACCCGTGGTGGTATCGAGCCTCGCGACGGTCGCATCTATCCCTTCAAGGGAGCGTTCCGTGGATGGCTACCTTCGACCGACTCCAGCCAGCGGCTGGTTTATGAGGCACGGCCTCCGGTCCCCTATTTCATCGACTACCAGCTTGACATCTGGAGCAAGACCGTCAATGTCCAGTCGCAACTCGTGACCCAGTTCTTGGGCGAGTTTGACCCACATCGGGCCTACAGCATCGTCAAGCCCCATGAGAACTGGGGAACCTACTGGATGCCCATCGTCTGGGGAGGTCTCTCAGACAACTCCGAGTTGGAGGGAGGAGACAGTGAGGACCGAGTGGTTCGGAGCTCCCTCAACATCCGCATCGAGGCATGGAAATTCTTTGGGCCCACGACGCAACTCACAGCGCTGACCGCTGAGGTCAGGCAAGACATGGTTGGCGTGGACATCGTCCGGTTGGTCAACAAGCAGTATCGGGCCATCTTCATCCAGTCCAAGGAAGGCTACTGGTTCAAACTTTACTCCACCAACAAGGGTCTCATCGACCTGTTGCCGGTTGACCCGCCTCAGAACGTCCCCAAGACGTCCTACTTCACGAATCAGCTGGTTGCGCTGGAGGGAGGCGTGGTTCTCGCTGAGACGCCGACGCTCCACTACAAACTCAACTGGGCTCCCAATGAGACCGCGATGGCTGTCAATTACGCCCCAGTGCGCGATGACACGACTGAGGAGCTCTTGGTCATTCCCAAGGAGGCCAACCTCCTCATCGGGCCGAGCGACGGCAGCAGCCTTTACGGGCAGTTCCGAATCAGCTCTCTGGGACAACCGCTCCTCAAGGAGCGCGTCATCATCGACTAATTCTGGGCCATCCGCAATTCGGCGGAGGCTTGCTCAGCTGGGAACGGGATTCCCAAGCTCATCTTGATGACTCGCGGAGGCTCTAATTTCACGGGGATTAGAGGACAGATGCGATAGTTGCCGACCTTGACGTTCATGGCCACGTCCATGAACTTGAGACGGCCCTCTTGGACCATGGCATAGCAGTCGGAAGGGAACACCTTCACGTCTGAGCGAGCTTTCATGAGGGCACGCAGGCCTCCGCATGGGTCCTCGACGAACCACTCGCTCAGCATGTCATCGTAAATCAGAGTGGGCAAGCTGACGACCATGGCCCGGCCCCAGTTGCGAATGTAGAACATCGGGAGGTTCTCCCGCATGAGCTTATCGTTGAAGGAGCCCTCGTAAATCCACTCCACCGGATAAGCCATCAGGTGATAGAATGCCGGCTCGATGAAGAACGGCTCGTGGGTTTGGCCTTCGATGAGTGGCATTACTTCTTGGCTTCGGCTTCTT